CTCCGAGTTCAACTCCATCTTCAGCAAAGGGAAGGTGATGTACGTAGCGAGCATCAAGGCGGTCTACACCTCCGTGTCCATGGTGGATTGCACGAAGCCGTACGAAGCGGTGAACGCCTGCCTGTCCAACTGTCGCCGGCTCTTGGAAGATGGATGCTTTATCCCAACAGTAAAAGAAGCTCTAAAATGCTGCAGGGAGATGCTCATCGACGCCTACTTGTTCGACAACAGGTTGATCCACAACTTAACGAAACTTTTATCCTGCTCCGAGATGGAGCTGCCAGCCGAGCTGGGCTTTATCAATTACAGTCATCCTGTTGAGGTACTCCTCCATGGCCCCAAAATCAACATATTCGACCACAATTCTCCGACCTTAACAAGATTCTACAAGAACATCTACTCGTTATGTGACTGGTCGACGGTGGATGTCGAGGACGCCTCTCAGGAGAACTTCACGCCGGTGATCGAGATCTGCGTGAAGAAATGGTCCGACAAACAGCTGAGGGAGATTAAAGCGAACACTTTGGGCACCAAGGAGAAGAAGGACACCAAGTTGAGGGACGTTGAGAGGATGAGGCTGTCGGAGACCAGGAAGACGGCTATCACCGGAATGTACCAAGTCTATCTGTTCTCCTACATCTCCTCCGTGTCGAGCAACTACGGGTTCTCGTACTCGATGAAGATGCACTCCATGGTGAGGGCGATGCAGCTTAGGGACAAGTGCACAACAGTTCAGGAGATGAAACTGGACGAGCCAATCTCCTCCAGCTTGTACGACAAGGTGGTGGACATCCTGATCTTGAAGCCGAAGAGGAGCTTCGTCAACTTGTACTACTACTTCAACCAGATCGTGGAGGAGGCCAAATTGACCTCGAAACAGCTGGTGGGGATGACGAAGAAGAAGGCCAATAGGAGGCCAAAGTACAGGAGCTCTGCAACGTTCAGGGCGTCGTCATGGGAAGTCTTCTCCGTCTCCAGCATCGTCGACTCGGTGATGTCCTTGAACCCGAGGTTGAGCAACAGGATGACCCAGATCGTCAGTGAGTTGTGCTCGCTCATGGGAATAGAGTATGAGAAGTTGATCGTCAACCCGATGACCACCTTGGAGACGGCGTTCTCGAAGGACTACATGTTGGTGTTCCTCAAGTGCGTGAGGTTGTACGTCAAGCACTACTCCGCCCAGACGTCCAACTTCGTACTGGATAACCCCACCACCGGGAACCGCCAGAAGGACACCCTCAACATCTACGCCTGGAGGAACGACCCGGAGTACATCCTGGAGAACGAGATCGAGGACAACATCGAGGACTTCAAGGAGGTGATGAACGCGGTGACCTTCTCCAAAATCGAGGACGTGAGATTCGTGTGCAAAAATGAGTTGATGATGTCAGATTCGAAGCCCATTGCTGCGCTAAAGACCTGGGCGATTTCGAAGTTCGTTGACAGCTACACCAGCAAGGTCACTAACATGAGGATTTTCCAAAGATTTCCCTTGTACAGTGGTGGGACAAGAACTGACCCCACCAAGATCTGGATCAACGGAGACTCCATGGTCACCATGGACATGAACACTGTAATTCCTCATCTAAGCTTGTACGGGGAGACCGCGATGAACACGAACTACTTGGTGATCTCGGAGTTGGTCTCAATCCAGAGGTCCAACCCGGGGTCAAAGATGTCGTTCATAAACACGCAAGGGGAGACGGAGTTGGTGGAGATAACGACTTTCATCAGTTCGAGGCTCATCGGGAAGGTGTTCATCGGGAAGATGCCCGGGATATACCTGCAGCTGAGCAGGACGATGTCCAAGTGGATCGTCAGAGCGAAAATAGAAGATACCAATAGATTTCTCACGTTCCACTCCGAGGCCTATACCTATTACGAGAACGCGAGGAACAAACCGAAGAACCTCGAGCTCTTTATGCGCACCAAGGACCTGGGACAGTCCATGGACGACATCAATAACCTGTTGATTGACCTTGAAATGACCGAGGAGATTCTGACTGTCAAAGGAGATGCCGATTTAGAGGAGTTCGGAGCTTTCCAGGCACTATTGATGGCCAACTTGAACATCTCCAGTAGCATAACGAATTTCACCTCCGCGTTGACGAG